GGTCGTGGTGAAAAATTACCTACAAAACAAGGTGCAGGCCTTACAGCTAAAGGTCGTGCAAAATACAATGCTGCAACTGGGTCACATTTGAAAGCTCCACAACCTGAAGGTGGTCCACGCAAGAAATCATTCTGTGCAAGAATGAGCGGAATGCCGGGTCCAATGAAGGATGAATCAGGAAAACCAACTCGCAAAGCTGCGAGTCTTAAACGTTGGAAATGTTGATGGACTCTAACCCTATAGAAACTGCTCGTGAACTAGCTACCCATGCAAGTGATATTAAACATTTGCAAGAAGACATGGATAAGCTGGTTGCAGATATGTCTACTGTAAAAGAAAGTTTGGCTGAAATTCAAAAAACGTTATCTGAAGCTCGTGGTGGTTGGAAAGTGTTGATGTGGGCTGGCGGTGCTGTTAGCGCAGTCACTGGTTTTGTTGGTTTTGTTGTTGGTCATTGGGGAAAGTAATGGCTAAGAAAACAAATGATTTTGATTTATCAGACGAGGCAAAAGCTGCTGGTTTACGCATGGGTCCTAATGAAAGGATCACTGATGAAGATCGTGCATATGCCAAGTTTAAAAATGAAAAATTAGATGACACAAGTATTGTTGATAAATATAGAAACTTCAATACGCATCCAGAAGCTAAAGCCTTTCCTGTTGCCAATCCTAACAAAACAGAATCAAAAAATTTAGAAGATCAAGTAACAACAGTTAAACCAAGTTCTAATTTAAGAGCAGCAAGAAGTTCTGAACCATCAGAGAATGAAAGAATTAGCAAGATGGTTGATAGGTTAGGTGGAAACCGTGTGGGGTTTATTCCTCCAGAAGCCCCGTTAAATAAACCAGATAGAAGTATGCGTGAGCTTTTAGCCAATAAGAAAGGCGGCGTTATTAAAAAAGCATCCGGTGGAATAACTCGCAGCTCGGCTTCAAAACGTGCTGATGGGTGTGCTAAAAAAGGATTTACTCGTGCCTAGCGTATCTAAAAAACAGCATAATTTTATGGCGGCAATTGCACATAGTCCTGCATTTGCTAAGAAAGTTGGAGTTCCACAGTCTGTTGGTAAAGACTTTAACGCAGCCGACAAAGGCCGCAAATTTAAAGAAGGCGGTGCTATGAAAAGCGATATGAAAGAAGACATGAAAATGGATAAGTCACAAGACAAAGCCATGATTAAGAAAGCGTTCAAACAGCATGATGCTCAAGAACACAAGGGCGGCAAGGGTACAAAACTTTCTTTAAAGAAAGGCGGTATGCCTTCTGGGATGATGGATAAAGCTGGTCGTGCTATGACTTCTCCTTCTCCAGATATGATGGGTCGTGCTATGGCTAAAAAACGCATGCCCTCTATGCCTTCTATGCCTGCTGCTCCTGCTGCCCCAATGAGTTCAACAGCTCCTATGATGAAGAAAGGCGGCATGACTAAAATGGCAAAAGGTGGCGGCATTGAGTCTAAGGGTAAAACCAAAGGCAAAATGATTACCATGAGTCGCGGCGGACGTTCTTGTTAAGGAATTATTATGGCTACTACAAAAACCCCTGCTGAGTTAGCAGTAGAACGTCGTTACCCCGGCAAAAGTTCTACGGATATTGAAAAAGATCTTAGAGCTGAAGATGTAAATAAAGAAGTTCGTAGACTCAATGAACGCGATGCAGCTAGTGCTGCGGAAAAAGAACGGGCAATGAAAGAAGCTGCACCACGCCCTGAAAATGAACAAACTGCCTCGAATATGAAAAAAGGCGGCAAAGTTCACAAAATGGCAAAGGGTGGATCTGCTTCAAGTCGGGCTGATGGTTGTTGTACAAAAGGCAAAACTAAAGGTCAAATGTTGTGAGAGCTTCTCGCGGAATGGGTGACATTAACCCATCTAAGATGCCAAACAAAAAGATTGTCCAAAAGGATAATCAAAATGCTCCGTTGTACAAACGAGGCGGAAAAGTTAAAAGGAAACAGAAATGAACATTACTCTCGTTTTAGATCAGAAAACAGTTGAAGACATTATTTACATGATTAAAAGTATGCCTTCTCAGCCTTCTTTTTTAGCTAATATTGAATCGCAATTATTGTTTCAGTTGGCTGAACCTGTTACTCCTGAAGTTCCTGTTATTCCTGAAGTTCCTGTTACTCCTGAAGTTCCTGTGGTAGAAATTGTAACGCCTAAGTAGAAAAAATTATGGCAACTTCCGGTCTAACCACATTTAACCTTGACCTCTCAGAGTTAGTTGAAGAGGCGTTTGAGCGTTGCGGGAAAGAACTGCGTAGTGGTTATGATTTACGCACGGCTCGTCGCAGCCTCAACATTCTGACTATTGAATGGGCTAACCGTGGGATTAACCTATGGACGATTGAGCAGGGTCAGATTCCAATCAACATCAATGCTGGGCAGACTAGCTATCCGTTACCAGTAGATACGATTGATTTAATTGACCATGTTGTGCGTACTGGATCAGGACAGAATCAGATTGATATAAATATTTCACGTATCTCTGAATCTACATATAGCACCATACCGAACAAAAACGCCTATGGGCGCCCTATTCAAGTTTGGATAGATAGACAGTCAGGAAACACAAACGGCGCTTCCTCGACCAGTTTGGCAGCTACAGTGCAGCCTACTGATACAACTATCACTGTTGCATCAACTGCAAACTTAGCTTCGGCAGGTTATATCAATATTGAAGGCGAAACGATCCTTTATCAAAACACTGGATCAAGTCTAACAAGTAACGCAAATCAATTATTAAATTGCACTCGCGGAATTAACGGCACTCCAGTAACGCAACATCTTTCTGGCATATTGGTTTATCAAACTTTTTTGCCAAACATTAACATTTGGCCTACTGGAAACCCTGGCACACAGTACATGTTGATTTACTGGCGCTTACGACGTATGCAAGATGCTGGTACGGGTATCAATACTGGTGATATTCCTTTTCGGTTTATCCCATGTTTTGTAGCAGGACTTGCTTATTACCTAAGCATTAAATTGCCAGACATTGACCAAAATCGAGTCATGGGTTTAAAGGCTGATTACGAACAACAGTTTCAACTTGCCGCAGATGAAGATCGTGAGAAAGCGCCTATACGGTTTGTTCCTCGTATGTCATTTTACGGTGGGCGTGGTCGATAATGTCTAGCAAATATGCATCAGGCAAATGGGCAATTGCTGAATGTGACCGGTGTGGACAGCGGTACAAATTAAGTGAGTTGCGTAAAGAAGTTATCAAAACCAAGATAGTTAATATTAAGGTTTGCCCTGAGTGTTGGAGTCCCGATCAGCCGCAATTAAGTTTGGGGATGTATCCAGTAAATGATCCACAGGCTATACGAGAGCCAAGACCTGATGTAAGCTATTACTCATCTGGCGCAACGGGGTTGTATACGTCATTAACAGCTAGTAATAATGTGAACAATGCAGGATACCCATCAGACGGAAGCAGACAGTTTCAGTGGGGTTGGAATCCTGTAGGTGGGGCAAGCTCTTTTGATACTGCGTTAACACCAAACTATTTAATTTTGCCAATACAAATCGGTACAGTTACTGTATCAACTACTTAGGAGTTCATTATGGGTTACAGAAGCGCAGCCGATGGAGTTACCAAAAAAGGTAAAACTGAAGGAAAAAATTTAGGTAATAGTGGTCCAACTGTAGCAATTCAATCTGGCAAAAAATCTAGTGGTGCTTCGTGCGCGACTGGTGAAGCCATGAAAAAAGTTGGTCGCAATATGGCTCGTGCAAACAACCAAAAAGGTTAATCATGGCTAAGTTCAGCGAAAAGAAAATGGGAAAGGAAGTGGGTTCTGCTGCTGTCTATGCAACGCCACATTCAATGTCGGCTAAGAAAATTACTGGCTCAGAAGTAATGAAGAAAGGTGTTTACGCTACCAGTAAGTCGGCAAAAGATGCAGAGCTTAAAGATCCTGTTCCTAATGGCGTAAGTTATGGAACAACCAAAGAGCCAAAAACAACTGGCATCAAAATGCGTGGAACCGGTGCAGCAACTAAAGGCACAATGAGTCGAGGACCAATGGCGTGAACTATATCCAGTTGAGTCAAGCTATTCAGGATTACGCAGAGAATACTGAAAGTTTATTTGTTACCAACATTCCTACGTTTGTTAAGGAAGCAGAAGAGCGTATTTACAATACTGTTCAGCTACCGGCTTTGCGTAAAAATGTATTTGGTACGATGACTCAATACAATGGATATGTGTCATTGCCAGATGATTGGTTATCGCCGTTTTCAGTGGCTGTAATTGATGCGGCGGGTAATTACAATTACTTGCTTAACAAAGATGTTAACTTCATTCGTGAAGCGTATCCTAATGCCGGTAATGCCTATTCAGGAATGCCACGGTTCTATTCTTTGTTTGGACCACAGTACACAAACATCAATGAATTAACTTTGCTTGTTGGTCCATCGCCTGATGCCAACTACACAGTAGAAATGCATTATTACTACTACCCGCCTACGATTGTGCAAGGTCAAATTGCTACGTTTGCCCTACCTTTCACTTCTGGTTCTGGATATACGAACGGTGTGTACTCTAATGTACCGTTAACCACATCAAGCACTAACGGATCAAATGCAACTGCAACACTGCAAATTGTCGGCGGTAATGTGGTGACATGCACATTAACTAATGGTGGATCTTTATATACAGCCGGTAACGTATTAAGTTTTGACGCAAACGCTATGGGCGCTGGTAGTGGTACAGGGTTCTCTATTACGGTGGCTACGGTATCTAATCCGACAGGTACTAGCTGGCTTGGTGATAATTACGATCCTGCATTGTTCTATGGTGCGATGCGCGAGGCAATGATTTTTATGAAAGGTGAGCAAGATATGGTTGCTTACTATGAACAGAAATATCAAGAAGCTATTCAGCAGTTAATCCGCCTTGGTGCTGGTCTTGAGCGTGGCGATACGTATCGAAACGGTCAGGCAAAGATTGTGGTTAACCCATGATTGTTCAAACATCCTGCACGATTTTTGGTGTGAACCTGCTCAGTGGGTTGGAAAACTTTACGCCTACATCTCCGTACGTCTACAAGATTGCGCTGTATAACGCCAATGCCAACCTAAATAATTCAACAACTGCTTACACATCGGTCAATGAAGTCACAGGTACAGGCTATACGGCAGGTGGACAAGTTTTAACGCCTATCACGCTTAGTTCAGACACAACAAATAACACTGCATTTGTTTCGTTTAACAATGCAATTTGGAATCCCGCAAGTTTCACAACTCGTGGTGCGTTAATTTACAATAGTACGACTGGCGCAGCGGTGTTTGTTTTAAATTTTGGTTCAGATAAAATTCCTAATGGTACTTTTACTGTAACTTTCCCAACGGCGGATTCAACAAACGCCATTATTAGGATTACTTAAAATGAGTAATTTAGACAAAACCATTTTTGGAGACGCCGTGGACGCCACCGTAACCCGTAATGCCGGATCACAAGAATTAGTTGGTCTTGAAGGTGTATATACCTTTGAGTGTTATGACGCTCAGGGTAACCTGAAGTGGGCAGACAATATTGAAAACCTGACAACAAACGTTGGTCGTAAGAGTTTGTTGGATTCGTACTTTGCCAATACTGGTGGCGGCGCTGTTGTCATGGGTTTAAAAGGTACAGGCACAGCCGCTTATACAGACACACAATCAAGTCATGCTGGTTGGTTAGAGGTGGGCTTAGCAAATGCTCCGACGTATTCTGGTACTCGTAAAACGCCAGCGTTTAGCACCGCGACAAGTGCTAATCCTTCAGTTCTGTCTACTAGTGCTGCTGTTGTGTTTAGCATGACAGGTTCTGGTACGGTAGCTGGTGCGTTTATTAACATCGGCGGCTCGTCTACGATTGACAACACAACTGGTACTTTGTTCTCGGCTGGTGACTTTACCGCTGGTTCAAAAACTGTAACGTCGGGCGATACAATCAACGTAACTTATACTCTCAGCGCATCGGGCTAATATATGGCTTTGGTATTAAAAGATAGAGTACTTGAGACCTGTAACGCCCCGGGTACGGAGACAGTTTCGCTTTTAGGTGCGGCTACTGGATACCAAACATTTAGTTCTGCTATTGGTAACGCCAACACTTGTTACTACGCTATTGCTGACCAAGGCGGGGCAAACTGGGAAGTTGGAATTGGCACTTATACGTCAGCGGGGAACACGCTCACCCGCACGACAGTCTTGTCTTCATCAAATGCTGGGTCACTAACTAATTTTAGCTCCGGTACTCAGAACGTATACGTCACTTACCCATCTGAACGCTCTGTCAACCTAGACGCATCAAACAACTTAACGGTACTGAACACAACCTACTTAGGTGGTGCGGCTGGCAATCAGTCGTTGCAAGTCAATAACGTGGCGTCTGCGGTTAACTATGCTCAGATTGTGGGTGCGGTTACGGGCAATGCACCTATTTTTTCAGCACAAGGCACAGGCGCGAACGTAAGCTTAGTCTTAACAGGCAAAGGCACAGGCTCAGTTGTTTTAAATGGCACAGCTACTTCCCGCACCGTTCAAATTGATCCAGTTGCTAGTGGTACAGCTTCATATATGCAATTTACAAAATTTGTTGCGGTTAACGAAAATCAAATGCTTGCTCAAGGTACAGCAAATTTAGGTTTAGTAGCAACAGGCGGGGGTGGAATATATTTTAGAACTTCTGATACTAGTCAATTGCAAGCCACCATAAGTAACACAACCTCCGCAGTCAACTACCTAAACTTCACAGGCGCAGCTACAGGCGCAGCCCCGACTATTTCGGCGCAGGGTAGTGATGCGAATATCGGCTTAGTCTTGAGCAGCAAAGGCACAGGCGTTGTTGCGTTGGGTGGGACTACGGTTGCTAATAGTGCAATGCAAGTTGTACCTACTACCTCTGCGGTTAATTATTTAACTTTAACCGGTGGGGCAACTGGCAATGGTGGAAATATTGCAGTAGGTGGAACTGATACTAATGCCAATTTGGTTTTAAAATCAAAAGGTTCTTTCAACATTACTTTGCAAACAAGTAATGGTGCAAAGATGGCTGATTTTGCACCATCATCAACAGGCTTTGGCGTTAATGGATTATTGTTAACGGCAGCAGGCACAGGCAACGCACCCGAACTGTCAGCCCAAGGTTCAGATACAAACATTGATTTAAAGCTGACTCCAAAAGGCACGGGAAGTCTAACAATCAATGCTACCACTGCTGTTACAGTACCAGCAGGAACGACTGCACAGCGCCCTACAGGTGTTACGGGCATGTTCCGGTACAACACCACAACTCCGGGGTTCGAAGGCTACAATGGCACGACATGGGGTGCTATTGGCGGTGGTGGGAGTAGTAATGTTACAACGCAAGGCTTGTACGAAAACAGCGCAACAATATCGGCTAACTATAC